CATGAAGTTTGCCGTCCTTTGCCTCGCCCTCTGCGCGTGCGGCTCCTCGTTTACCCCGCAAGATGCGGTCGATGTGAGCACCCGCGTCAAGGTGCTGGACACCTGCGAAGACCAGGCGCGCGAGGTGCAGAAGACCCAATGCGTCGACGGCGGCCCGTGCCAACCCGGGTATGACGCATATCTTGCGTGCAAAAAAGACGGAGGCGTGTGATGCCCGACGTACTCAGCATTGTAGCGTTCGTTTTGACCGAGCTCGCGGACCATGCCGACCTCATTCAAGAGGTTTTGAACGCAGCGCGCGACGGCAAGCTCTCGAAAGAAGAGCTGAAGAAAGCTGTCCTCGATGCGATCACCGCGGCCTATGACGTCAAGGTGAAAGCGGAGATGGGCCTCGGCCCGTGAACTCGGCCGTCGAGAATCGCTGGATCGACTTCAATCGCGACCTCGAGGGCGTCGTGTCCTGCATGTACGCGGACAAGAAAGGCCTCATCACGACGGCGATGGGGAACCTGATCGACCCGATCGGCGCGGCTTTGGTCCTTGCCTGGAAGCTGCCCGATGGATCTCTCGCGCCGCGCGCGGACGCGATTGCGGCCTGGCACACGATCAAGGATGACCCTGTCTGCGCCAAGAGGGGCTGGACCTACGCGGCCAAACGTTCGACCCTTCGTCTCGACGCAGAGGACATCCACGCGCTGATCTTTAGCAAGCTCCGAAAGCACGATCGGACCTTCGCGGCTCGATTCTCCGACTGGGAAGACCGTCCCGAGGACGCGCAGCTTGCCGTCCACTCGATGGCATGGGCCATGGGCTCAAACTTCTGGGACAAGTTCCCCAAGTTTCTGCGGGCTTTCACGCACGAGGACTACCAAACGGCCGCCGACGAATGCAAGATCATGCCAGAAGAGGGCACCGTGATCCGCCGGAATGAGCTGAATGAAGAGCTCCTTCTGTCCTGCAGTTGATAGATCCCCGGCAATCATAGCCCTGCTTCATTCCGGCTATGGCCCTCACTGATTCGATCAACGTATCGATTACCGCGGCGACGATCAGTCCCACGCGGCCGAACTTCGGAGTAGGGCTTCTGGCCACGACCGATGTACCGGTCGCCTTCACGAACCGCGTGCGAGTCTACTCCAGCCTGCAGGATCTTGTGTCCGCGGGGTACAGCCTGACCGGACAGACCTACAAGGCCGCCACCATCTACTTCTCCCAGAACCCCTCGGCGGAGAAACTCAAGATCGGGCGGCGCGCGAACAAGTTCACGCAATCGCTGCAGATCACCTGCCTTTCGGCCGTGACCGGGGACGTCTATACGGGCAACATCGCGGGCGTCGACTTCACCTACACGGTCCCTGCCTCGAGCACCACGACCACGGTGGCCACGGCCATCGAGCTGCTCATTGAAGCAATCGCCGGCGTGGACAGCACATCCTCGGGCGCGGTCATCACCTATGCCAACACGGGCAACGTAGCCGGTGTCCTGATTGACACGAAGAATCTCTCCCGCAACATGACGTTCGCGGACGTGACTACGGACCCGGGTGTCGTTGCGGACCTGAACGCGATGCGTCTCGAGGACGCGGATTGGTATGGGCTCGCACTCGATTCTTGCAGCAAAGCCGAGGCAGTGGCCGCGGCGGCGTGGGCGGAAACGCAGCGCCTGATCTTCGTCGCACGGTCCACGGATTCCGCAGTTGCCGATTCGACGTCGACGACTGATACGGCCTACATCCTGAAGGGACTCGCCTACGATCGCAGCCCCCTGTTCTATACGCGGCAGCTTCTGTCGTACATCGACCTCGGCATCATGTCGCAGAGATTCGCCCAGAACCCCGGAAGCGACACCTGGAAGTTCAAGAATCTCAAAGGCGTCCAGGGCGACATTCTGACCGAGACGGAGATCGCCGCGGTCATCGCGAAGAATGCGAACGTCTACACCCCGCTCGCGGGCATCAACATCACGCAGAACGGCACGTCCCCGAGTGGCGTTTTCACCGACCAGGTGCGCGGCCTCGACTGGCTGAAGAGCGACATCGAAACCCGCATCTTCTCCCAGATGGTGAACCTGCAAAAGATTCCCTACACGGACAAGGGCGCGCGGATCCTCACGACGGAGATCAGCGGCTCGATCGACACGGGCATCACCGTGGGCTTCATCGCCTCGGACCCGGCCCCGATCGTGACGGCTCCCAAGGTCTCGGCCCAATCCCCGGCGGACCGCGCGGCGCGGCTGTTCCCTAACATCAAGTTCCAGTGCACCATGCAAGGTGCCATCCACAAGGCGACGGTCTTCGGAACGGTGAGTATCTAACATGAGCGCGGTAAAGACATACGATCCGGATCAGATCAGCATCGCCATCGTAGGTATCCCCGTCACGGGCGGATTCGCCGAAGGCTCGATGGTCGACATCGAACAGGACGAAGACGGCTTCGTCGAAGTGGTCGGCACGGGCGGCGATGTCACGCGCTCGAAGAAGCTGAACCGCATGTGCACGATGACCCTGCGCTTGATGCAGGCATCGGACTCCAATGCCCTCCTTTCCGCTCTGTACAACCTCGACCAGAATGCGCCCAATGGCGCGGGGATCGGATCCTCGGAGGTGAAAGATCTCGCGGGCACATCGGTCTTCTTCTTCGCCAAGTCCTGGATTGCAAAGCCCCCGGCCAAAGTCTCCTTCGACGCCACGGACACCGTGCGCGAGTGGAAGATCCGCGGCAAGATTACGCTGCGTGTCGACGGGAGTAACTAATGGCGCGTGATTCTGAGGTACGCAACATCAATGGCCTCGATTACAAGGTCGTCCAGCTCGGTGCGAAGCAAGGACGCAAGGTCCTCATTCGGCTGATGAAGGTCGGCGGCGCGGGGCTCGCAGGACTCACCGGGGAACAGGGTCTTGCGGGAGTGGTCGCGGGGCTCGCCGCGGCGGTACAGAATCTGTCCGAGGAGGACTTCGAATACTTCTGCGACACGCTCTCCCCCGTCACGGAAGTCACGCTCGCCGACGGCAAACGACCGCAGCTGAACAACGCCTTCGACGATCACTTCGCAGGCGATTATGGCACGATGGCTCTCTGGCTGGCGTTCGCTCTCGAGGTGAACTTCTCCAGTTTTTTTCAGGTACTGCGAGACGAAGTCTCAAAGCGTCTCGGCCCGCAGGCAAAAAGTACGACCTAACCACGCCGCCAGACTTCGACTGGTTCATCTGGGGGGTCGCGTTGAACAAGCACGTGAAAGACTCCTACCAAACGATCTGCGAAGAATGGTCTCTCGACGATCTGCTCGAGGCACATGATGCTTTGGATGCTCTCCACAACATCGAGATCCAGCAGGCGCGTGAAGCACGGGAGAACGGGTAGGCCATGGCACTCCGAGAGATACTCGCCGAGTTCGGCGTCAAGGTCGACCATGATGCGCTCGAGAAGTTCGACCATCAGATCGAAGGCGTCAAAGGGAAGCTCGAGCAACTCGCCGGCATCGTCGGCGGATTGTTCATCGGCAAAGAGATCTCCGAGTTTATCCAGCATCAAGTCGAAGCGGGAGACGCTCTCGTAGACCTTGCGGACAAGCTCGGCGTCGGCGCCGATGAGCTACAGGCCTTCCAATACTCGGCAGGTATCTTCGGAGTCGGAGCAGACCAGGCAGCACTCTCTCTATCGCTGCTGAACAAGAACGTCGGCGAAGCAGTCACGGGAAACAAGGAGGCGGCCAAGTCCTTTTCCGATCTGAAGATCCACCTCAAGGACAACAACGGCCAGGTCCGTGAAGCGAACGATCTCATTCCCGAGATCGCCGATGCCTTCGCCGAGATGAAGTCCCAGCAGGAACGTGCGGCTGTCGCAATGAAGCTGTTCGGTAGGTCCGGACAAGCATTGCTTCCGTTCCTCTCCAAGGGCTCCGAGGGAGTCAAAGAGCTGAACGACGAATTCATCGATCTCGGAGGGGGAATGTCCAAGAGCTTCCTCGAGATGGCGGACAAGGCGGGAGACCAGGCCTTCCGTTTGAACTTCGCCATCATGGGGCTCAAGACCACGATCGTGGAACAGATCCTTCCGGGGATCATGTCCTTTACGACATGGCTCACGCAGCTTGTTGTCGGGCTTCGGAAGTTCGTCGATCAGACCACGTTCGTCAAAACGGCGCTCGCGTCCCTTTCGCTCGCGGGAATCATCGCGGCTTTTGCGCTGCTGGACATCGAAGTGATTCTCGTCGTTGCCGCATTCCTCGCGGCTTACCTGGCGCTCGACGATCTCTATGCTCTGTTCACCGGGGGCGATTCCGTCATCGGGGATTTCATCGATTCGATCGGCGGCGTCGGGGCATCTCAGGCATTCGTCAAAGAAGTCACGGATGCCGTCCACGAATTGATGCAGGCCTTCCACGAGATGCGTCCCGAGCTCGAAGTCTTGGCCGCCGCGTTCACGTGGGTCTTCAAGAATGTCCTGGGCTTCCTCCTCGCGGGGGTCGTGCAGACGATTCAATGGATCGCATCGGCCATCTCCGGGATCGCGAAGGCTCTCACCTTCCTGAATTCCGGTGCCGCTCTGAAGACCATCGGGGACGCCATCAAACAAGCAGCCGGCCCCGGACCATCATCTCCCATCGGCGCCGTCGGACAGGCCGCAGTGGACAGCGGGAGTCTTCGCATGGCCCAGTACGCCTCCCGCATCGGAGTCGAGAACTCCCAGGACTTCGCTTCGACCGGAGCCAAGGAAACCATCGGGGGCATTACGCCAGGCTTCACCTACGGGCCTCCGGCCGCCCTCGCGGGCAACGGCAAGGGACCGAACGGAGGCAACGTCGATCAGACGAATCATGTCCAGGTCACGGTCCAGGGTGGGGCGAATCCCAAGGAGACCGGGGACAATGTCCAGCGCGGCGTGACAGATGCGATGCGCCAAGCGGCCAAGGATGCATTCGGCGCCCTCGCGGCGACGGGGGGATAGACCATGGCATCTCGAACATCTGCATATCTTTCCTGGCTTCCAACGGGCGGCTCGCGACAGAAGCTTTTCTTCGATGTCGTTCCGAGCGAAGTCCAGACAGGGGAGTCCGACATCACGGAGCATCCTGTCGAGCAAGGCCCTTCGTTCACGGACAACATCCGGGCCAAGCTGGATTCCGTGACGCTCGATGTCTTCGTTTCGAATGAGCCGCTCTACGACATTAACGATCGCGGCGCCTCGCTAAAGAGCAAAACGCTGGACGTCAAGACCTATGATCCTCCGCTTGCTCCCACACCGGGAGCACTCTTCTCCGCCATCGGAGGGGCTCTCTCGCGCGCGTTCAATTCGGCGCCGGTCACGACGCAGGCCTATGTACTCACGTTCGATCAGGAGTTCGACGCCGTCTCGGAGACGCAAGCCATCCTGGACATCCTCCAAAAGGGCGGCCAGCTAATCGACGTATACACGACCACGAAGGAATACACCAACATGGTCCTTCAAAAGTGGACGGGCACACGGGATCCTTCGGTCGGCAACGGCGGCAAGTTCAATCTCCAATTCCGACAGATCCGCATCGTCGAGGTGAAGCTCGTGAACGCTCCGGTGCCGACGGAGAAGCGCGCGAAGCCTGCTCTGAAGAAGGGACCGCAAGGCCCCGAGCCGACGCCGCCGGCGAAGCCTAAGTCCGTGGCACGTGCCCTCCTCGGGAATCTGTTCAAGCCATGAGCGTCTTCAATGTCCCTACGTCCGACGATCCGTTTTATACGCAGGTCACTGACCTCGATGGCACGGACTACATCCTGGAGTTCCGCTACAATCAACGGGAAGATGCCTGGTACTTCAGCATCTCCTTGTCCGATGAGACACGGCTCATCTCCGGGGTCAAGGTCGTCTGCGGGGTGAATCTTCTGGGAAGGTTCGCACAAGAGCATCTGCCGCCGGGGATCCTTATGGCCATCGCCAACGAGGACGACGACAGCACTCCGGGCACGGGCGCGCTCGGGATCGGGAAGAGGGTCACGCTCGTTTACTTTGATGCGTCGGAGCTGTTGTGAGCCTCTTCAAGCGCTCCTACCGGCTCGTCGTCGGGGACCTTGATCTGTCCAACCTCGACATCTCCTTCGCCGTGAAGAAGACGCTCAAGCCGGCGCCGAACACGTGCGAGATCAAGATTCGGAATCTGTCGCAGAATCACCGCAATCTTTTGGCCACGCCGAAGAAACTTCCGGTCCGTCTCGATGTCGGATACATCGACGCGCTTGCCACGATCTACCTCGGAGAGATGAGGAGCGTCGGTACATCCACGGAAGGCCCGACAACCGTCACGGAGCTCACCTCGGCGGACAGTGCAGATCCCCATCGCAAGGCCAAGCTGAACGTGCCTGTCTCGGGCAAGAGTCCCTACGAAGTCCTGCAACTCCTCGTGCAAAGCTTCGGCATCGGCGCGGGCAATGCGGCGCAGATGGTCAACAAGCTCAAGGCTGCGGGTAACGCTTCGGTCTACGGGAAGCGGGCCGTCATCTCCGGGCATCTTCGGGACGAGCTCACGGACTTCTGCGCGAGCGCCGGAATCGAATGGTCGATGCAGGACGGCAAGTTCCAATTCCTGGATCTGAACAAGCCTCTCGAAGGGCTAGCCGTCGAGATCTCCGTCGAAGGGGGAATGGTCGGAAGCCCGACGGTGGACAACAAGGGGCTCGCCGAATTCACGACGCTCCTCATTCCGCAGATCGTTCCGGGCAGAAAGATCTCCTTCAAGACGCGCGACCTCACCGGCGGCTATCGGATCATCCGCGTGGAATACACGGGCGACACTGCCGGCCAGGAATGGTACTGTAAATGCCAGGCAAAGAAGTACTGAGGATCCCATGGCAGGCGAAGACATAGACTGGAATCAAGCCGTAACGGCGGGTCTGGATCATCAGATGAACCAGATCAACAAGTGCTTCCCCGGCAAGGTCGTAGCCTTCGATGTCGCCGCCGGCACCGCGGATGTGCAGCCCATGCTCAAGCGACAGACGCTGGCGGATGACGGGACGAAAACCTACGACTCCCTTCCCCTCCTTCCGGCCCTGCCCGTCATGTTCCCCCGCGGCGGCGGATGGGTGATGTCGGTGCCGCTCACGGCCGGGGACTTCGTTTGGGTCATGTGCTCCGATTCCGGGATGGCTGAATGGCTCGCCACGGGACAGGAGTCCGAGCCCTGGGACACCCGCAAGCATCACCTCTCCAATGCCGTCTGCATGCCCGGTGCATGGCCTGACCCGCAGCCCTTGGCCTCCGGGGACTCGAGCGCGCGCGGCGCGGGGATGGTGCTTGGCAAGGATGGCGCGGATGCGCAGATCCGGATGACCGCCAGCGAGATCAAGATCGGAGCGAGCGCTACGGCATTCGTTGCCCTGGCGAACCTGGTCCAGACCGCGCTCGACAACATCCGAACGACTTTCAATACACATACCCACCCTGCTCCGGGAGGCGCCACGTCCGCGCCGACAACGCCCATGTCCGCGCAGGGACCCGTGGCTGCGACCCTCGTCAAAGCCAAGTAACTGCTTCATTCCCGGGAGATGTCCACCTTCTCCCAGACGGCGTCCAACGACATTGAAGTTGTGAACGGCCAATGGGTGTTGCTCACGGACAATGCCCAGCAGGTAGCCCAGACCCTCAAGGGAAACCTCGAGCTGTTCGAGGGGGAATGGTTCGCGGATACGCGCATCGGATTCCCTTGGTTCACGTTCGTCCTCGGCGTCAAGAATCCGGACCTCCGTTTGATCGAGCGGCTTTTTCGCAAGGCCTGCCTGGCCACGCCGGGCGTGGCGCAAGTGCTCGAGCTTACCGTGACGCTTGCCCCGGACCGCAATCTTTCCGTGACCCTGAAGGTTCAGACGGATGAGGGCGCCATCATTACCGGCGGCACGGGCGCGCCCTTCATCGTCATCGAGGTCGGATAATGCCTGGCGTAGACAGCACCGGATTCGTTGGAGAATCGTTCGAAGAGATCGTAGCGGATATGGGCACCGATGCCCTGACCACGATCAGCCCGACTCTCGTTCTAGATCCGAACCAATTCATTGGGCAATTCATCGGCATCGTCGCGAAGAAGGATGCGGAGATCTGGGAGGTCGGACAGATCGCCTACAACGCGTTCAATCGCAATGCCGCCGAGGGCGTGCAGCTCGACAACATCGGGGACCTTACGGGCACGCCGAGGCTCGCCGCCACCAAGTCCTTCGTTACCTGCACGGTCAATCTCGGTGCTTCATTCTCGCAGCCCCCGGGCGTGATGACGGCCAACGTAGTCGGACAACCCAACACCAAGTTCGTCAATCGAGACACGGTCACGAGCACCACGGCCGGCAACTATTCCGCGGTCTTCCAGGCTTCGGTCACGGGGCCGGTGGTCGCCAACGCCGGAACGCTCACGGTTATCACGACTCCGGTCTCGGGCTGGAACAGCGTGACGAATGCACTCGACGCTTCCCTCGGAACGAACATCGAAACGGACACGGCGTACCGCGTGCGCCAGCGGAATGAGCTCTCGGCCACAGGCTCGGCCACGGTCGACGGGATCCGCGCCGACGTTCTCCGCGTGCCGGGCGTCATTGAGTGCTTCGTCTTCGAGAACACGACGGACGCGGTCGACATCAACGGCCTGCCTCCCCATTCGTTCGAGGTCGTCATCTTCGATGGCACCGTGCCGACGGCGTCCGATGCGGCGATTCTTCAGACCATCTGGAACGACAAGCCTTCGGGCATCGCGACCTATGGTTCGACGAGCGGCACTGCAGTCGATTCTCACGGCACCACGCGCACGGTTTACTTCTCCCGCGCGACCGTGCTCACCGTGTACATGAACTTCCAGAACGTCGTGACTGATCCCGCGTTCTTTCCCGGCGATGGCATCGCGCAGATCAAGGCCGCGGCGGTTCTCCGTGGGTCGCAGATTCTCACCCTCGGCGCCGACGTCATCGCGCTGCAATTCAAGGGCGCGGCACTCTCCGTGCCCGGCGTCGTCGACGTGCCGACATTGCTCCTCGGGTTCTCCCCGTCGCCTTCGGGCACGGCCAATCTCGTCGTCGGCATTCGACAGGTAGCGCGGCTTGACACGACCAACATCGCGGTGACCGTCGTATGATCGCCACGCAGAATCCGGACCATGTAGCGCAAGGCATCGCGCTCCTCGTCGAGCAATTCAAGGCGACGGTCGATCTGCCGAAGTACTTGGCGGTCTACCTCAGGCAGAATCAGATCCTCGAGGGCGTCATCTGGGACGTCATCAACAAGCGCATGCTCGGCGTGGCCGTCGGGGATCAGCTGGATCAGCTGGGAGATCTCGTCGGAGAGGGCAGGCTCGGGCGCAATGACACGGATTACCGAGCCGCCGTCCGCCTTCGCATTCGGGTGAATCGATCGCAAGGGCGCGCCGAGGACATCATCCAGGTTGCGAACCTAGCCAGCGGAAACACCGCAATCTACAACGAGCTCTATCCGGCGAACTTCGAGGTTCAGATCTACAATACCGTGACGCCCGCGGTCATCGCGCGCATGCTCTATTCGACAAAGGCGGCGGGCACCGGGGGCACCCTGGTCTATTCGATCACGCCCGACGATGGCACGATCTTCAAGTTCGATCATTACGGCGGACCGATCATCGGCAACGTCTTCGATTCCTTCTATCCCGGCGCGACGAACGAGAAGTTCCCTGCAGTCGTAGCGATCTCCTCGACGGCCTAGGCCTGTCCCTGCAGCGGGAGGCGCCCGACTTTCCAGAGCGCCAGGTTCACGGCATCGAGGACATCGAGCGTCGCCTTCTTCGAGAGCCCGGTCACGGCTTCATCTACGATCCGAAGTTCGTTCGGCTGCATCTTTCGGCGCCCGCGCGCATGATGCGTCTCCTTATCCAGGGTGCCCTTCCACGTACGCGGGAAGACGGTCTCGATGCTCATGGCCGCCAAGTTCAGAAGGCGCTCCTCATACCTCCCGACGCGCCGGGCCAGGACCATGAGGTCGTTCGGGTCTACGCGTTCACGGGGATAGACGCGAGGCATCTCGATGACGGCATGCCATTCAACGGGACCCCAGATCTTCAGGTCCCATTCTTCGCCGATGCCACATGCGACGAGACCCGCATGCTCCGAGATGATGCTCCAACCCGTAGAGATACCGGGGTCGATTGCGATTATCATCTCGGGATTGTGCTACAGACCTGCCTTCTTGTACAGGGCCAAAAGCTGCGAAAGTTCTTCTGGCGATAGTGCGGAAAGATCTGTCTTCGGCGCGCCGATGTTCTCCGTCGTCTCTCCCTGCACCAGCCGCTCGAGCTTGATGACCGTATCCGCCAGCTTCAAGAGCTCGTTTGGTTTCATGGTCGGCTCGGTCGAATTCTCCGAAGTCCGAAGCCGCGCCATCCACTTGCCTGTCTCCCGCTCGAGGACTTCGCGCAGCCCGTGTAGGATCTTCATGTGCTCGGCGCCGATGTCCCGAGCCTGCTGCTTGACCGTCTCCTCCCGTTCCTTGATCGCGAGGGTAGAGATGTGGTCGTCGTAGGCGGTGGCCCGGGAAACCCAGGACCACTTGGACGACCACTCCCACTTGTCCGCCGTCGACCCATCCCGCACGCCCAGGATCTTCCGCGGCAACGGCATGTCCCGATAGTAGCGGAATTGGGTGAAACAGATGTCGGGCTCGCCGGGCTGGCGTTCCCAGGGAACCGGAGGGACAGGGTCGCTCATATTAGCCCAATATGAAGCAGACTGCTTCATTCTCCGAGTGAGCATCTATGACCGACTGATAAAACGAGCCTTCCCTCCGCGGGTCACGATCGACGCGGTCCCCGCAGAACAGCCGGAGGTGCGCGACGATTCATGGGTCAACGTCTCCCTCGGCTATGGCACGTCCTTCGACAAGGTCCAAGCCGGTGATTTCTTTCCCTCCTGGATCCTCTCGGACCAGCGCTTGTCCGCGCTCTACTACGGGGACGCCATCGCCGCCAAGATCGTGAACGTCGTTCCTGACCAGCTCTTCCGGCGAGGCTACTGCCTGAAGTCCGAGGCGAACCAAGATCAGGCCGATGCCCTGCAGAAGGGCCTGGATGCCCTAGGATTCAATCGGGAACTCAAGTCGGCCATCCGATGGGCGCGGCTTTACGGAGGCTCCCTCATCCTCCTGGGCGTCAACGACGGGCAAGATCTCACGCTGCCCTTGATCCCGGAGCGCTCGACCGGGCTGCAATTCATCCAGACGGCGGACCGCCGTTATGCCACCGTCAATCGCTACTACGACAACTTCAGCCAATTCGTTTTCAGCGTGGCCTTCGAGCCGGAGATCTATCAGGTCGCAAGCCTCGTCGGAGGCGTGACCTACTTCAACGAATCCCGCGCGCTTCGGTTCGAGGGCGAGCCGGTCGATCCCGTGAAGTCCCGAGAGCTTGCGGGCTGGACGTTGTCCGTGCTGCAGCGGCCCTATGATCGCCTCCGGGAATTCATGACGGCGGTAGGCTCGACGACCGCCCTTCTTTCCGATGCGAGCCAGGCCGTGTTCAAGCTGAAGGATCTCTGGAAGCAAGTCGTCGGCAAGGGCGTCAAAGCGCTGCAGGATCGGATGCGCATGGTGGACCTTACCCGGTCATCCTCCCGCTCGATTCTTCTGGACGCGGACGGGGAATCCTTCGAGCGCGTGGCTACCTCCTTC